GGAAGTCCTAATTTACCCAAACCAATAAAACCAATTTGCATTTTTAACCTCAATAAATAATAGCAGCATATTATTTAGTGGAGTATTTTTTTGTATAAACAAGGTTTGATAGAACCGTTCTGGGATTTAAATCATAGATACCTAATATATCAAAGAGAACCATTCAATTGTAACGACGATGTTTCTCAATGGAGGTCTCAAGGTTTTTCTCAAACACATTTCACAGGTCTAATGTATGATATGAAATCTGTGATGCCGACATGGTCTGAAAAATTTCTATCAATTTTTCAAGGAAAAAATCAAGGCCTAAGTTTTTATAAAATGGAAACTTGCAATATATTGCCCTATCATCAAGATACGTATAGCTATTATAAAAAAATCTTCAATATCACCGACAACGAGTCTATATGGAGAGCTATAATATTCTTAGAAGATTGGAAACCAGGACACATATTCGAAATAGAGGGCGAACCAATAACCAAATGGCAGGCAGGTGAATATGTATTGTGGAGATATGACGCTCCACATATGGCCGCTAATCTTGGATTAGAACCTAGATATACTGCCCAAATAACTTTCACAGATGTTTAATAAAATATTTGAATTTGAAAAAGCTCTGTCGGAGTTTACCGGAGCTCCATATGTAATCACTACTGACTGTTGCACTCACGCAATAGAATTATGTTTAAGATACAAGAAAGTTAAAAGAACAGGATTTACAGCATTCACATATCTCTCAGTGCCTATGACTATGGTCAAGCTAGGAATCGAATATAATTTAGTTCCGGAAAAATGGACTGGTGAATATAGATTTTACGGAACAGATATATGGGACAGTGCTAGAAGACTAGAACCCAACATGTATCGCCCCGGAATGCTTCAATGTTTAAGTTTTGGATATTCAAAACCCTTAGACATAGGAAGAGGCGGTGCAATATTATTAGATAATTATAACGATTACAAAAAAATATCTATGCTAAGATATGACGGAAGAGACTTAAACATAAGTCCATGGCAAGATCAGAAAGAATTTAGTTTAGGATTTCATTATAAATTAAACCCGGAAGAATGTATCAAAGGTCTTGAAAAGTTAGATCAGTATAAAAAAAATAATTTGTTCGACATTAAATTTGTCGAATACCCAGATTGTAGAGATATAAAAATCAATGATTAATTCTAAAAACGAATGGGATCCTTTAAAAGAAGTTATTTTAGGCACAGCTACCAATGCACACTGGCCTGCAAAATGTCCTTTCTTTAGAAATTTAGAAAATACTACTGCTTGGAAAGAAACTCCTGTTCCTTCTGGACCGCTGAGTCAACGAATAATAGAAGAAACCAACGAAGACTTAGAAATTTTTAAACAAACATTAGAATCTCTGTCTATAAAAGTATATAGACCTGTTGATTTAGATTTTCAATCGTTTGACGGTATGTATAATTATTGCCCTAGAGATAGAGTATTAATTATAGGAACCCAAGCTGTAGACGCTCCGGTCTTATATCCTACAAGAATAAAAGAGCTTGATGCTATAAAACATTTTTTCAAAGACGATCTGATATCTACTAGTAATCCAGAAATTAAATTTGATGCAGCCAACGTGTGTAGATTAAACAACGATTTATTATATCTTATTAGTGAAAGTGGAAATGTATCAGGCGGTGAATGGCTGCAATCTATATTCCCAGACCACAAGGTTCATATTCTAGATAATATCTATAACGGTGTTCATATTGATAGCACTATTTGTCCGATACGAGAAGGTTTAGTGGTTCTTAATGCCGATAGAATAAATCAAACTAATTTACCATCAGTGTTTAAGTCTTGGGATAAAATTTGGATCACCGGTGACGATCTTGTTACACAACCATTCGACGGTTATCCATATGCTAGTAAATTTATAGCTTTAAATTTTTTAACAGTTAATCCTAATTTAATTATTTGCGATCCTAAACAAACGTTTCTACGACATCAACTTTCAAAGTATAATGTTGAAAGCATCGGAATAGATCTGCGACATAGCAGAACACTCGGAGGAGGTCACCACTGTGTTACCCTTGATTTGGTCAGAGAATAAAGAAGAAGAATACACGCAAGACCTCTTCTGGAATAATCTCACAGGGTTTGAAAAGAAACTAGGGTATCTAGAAGAATATCTAGTGAATCAATGCTTTCTTAAAAAATTAAAAAATCCGTATTTCATTTATACTGGCAACGGAAGAATAAAAGAATTAGAATCAATGTTAATTGATAAATCTAGTAATTTAGAAATATATTTTTATCTTTATGAACCTAGCTGTTTTAGAATAGGCGAACATAATAGAAATTTTTACAGCGAATTTAAATCAGATATCAATCTTAAAGATTTAATAGTAGATGAATTAGAAAGCATAAAGATATTTGTAAAAAATAATAATATCGAAAAATTCAGAGTGTTTACCTCTGATTATAAAATACAACTAATTCAAGATAACTATCCAGAAATAAAACTAGATTGTTTAGATTTATTTCTAAGAGAAATGGGAAAGTGTTATAAAAAGTTTCCTAAATATTTTGTCAAACACGATATTAAAAAAAAGTTCTGGTGTGGTAACTGGAGATACACTATCCATAGACATATTGTTACTAGTTACCTATCACAACTCAGCGGAACGTATACCTGGAATTTAACATGCTCATGGGACGAACTTAAAAACAACGATTGGTTTGATTTAGAAAAATTACAAATCGAAAGACCGTATCAATACGATCAATTAAAGAAAGGTGTCGATTTTTTAGAAAATAATATCCTTGTTATAGATCAAAAAATAGACTCGTTAGATGTTAAAGAAGTTAATGAGGTATACATTCCGGGAGGTCATGCTCCTAATTGGACACCTGAATTTTTAAAGAGTTACGAGTCTAACTTTTGTGCTGTGGTTAATGAAACTAGATACGCACAACCGTTTGGTTATTTCAGCGAAAAAACATTAACTGCAATAGGAAACAACATGCCTTTTCTTTTAGCCGCTCCGCCTTACAGTCTAGAATATCTCAAAACTTTCGGATTTCAAACTTTTGATAAATGGTGGGATGAAAGTTACGATAGAGAAGAGGACCACTATACTAGACTAATTAAAATTTTTGATATTATAGATTATATTAATTCTAAATCATTACAAGAATTAACTGCAATCTATTACGATATGAGAACTGTTATTAAACATAACAGAGAAATTTTAGATACTGTCTTGCTTAACGATAAAATTGTATAGGTTGTGTTTCTATTATTTGATTAGGAACTTCTTTAGACTGACTGTTGTAATTTCCCCAATCGCCCTTTCCGGACCAGTGATAATTAAAAGTCCAGTCTATAGTCTTGTTTAATTCTCTTTCTTCAGCGAACAGATCATTATAGTCAGTTGCTGAACGACCTTCCATTCCCCAATCAGGTTTTGCTAATCTTCTTGCACGAATAGCTGCATTGCTGGTCATATTACTAAAGTCTTGTGCAAAGAATGGTCCTTGGCGATGGGCATTTCTATACGAATCAATTTCCCAATGTTGTATAAAATCCCATTTAAAATCTGCAGACCATTGTCCATCTGTTGTTATTTTAAATTTAAATTCTGCTGTATATTTTCCTGTGCCGTAACCGTTTCCAAATTCTGCAGAATCAAGTTCAGGACTAAATCTTATCACAGTTGCATATCCGCCCCTTACTCTCCATAATGTTCTTAAGAATGGCCATATTTCATTTACTAATCCGTCGGCATAAGGATTTATGTTTGTTTTGATTATATTATAATCAAAATTTTCGTATTCGACATCTCTTTCAATGTCGTTCTCATACTCTATATTATAATGAAATTTCTTAAGATTTGGACGAATAGGATAACCTATTTTTCTGTCTCCGATAATCTGATCAAGATAAATGCTCATACACTTAACACGCATAAGAGTATGAGATCCACCCATTTTAAAATCTTTGGTAATCCAGTGTCCTAAATATTTTTGATATGACAAATTAAACTTGTCTGGATTCTGTCCTGTAATCGTCTCCGGTCCTTGACCGAACCCAATGCCTGTGCTCATATTATTAATGTTCATATCTCGATTACGAATCAAGAATGTCATTGTATCCGCATAATCCTGATAGGTTTCTGTAGGAAATGCTACGATCCAATTAGTGGCTGCTTTAATTCCAACAGTTTTGCCGTCTCTAAAATTTTGTTCCATTTCTGCAACGGTAACGCCTTTGGCCATATCATTTAAAATCTTCTGACTTCCCGATTCACATCCGTAATTTAAATAAACACAACCGCTGGCTGCTAGATCTTTCATATACTCAAGATTCATTCTTCCGTCGCATCGAGCATATCCTGTCCATTTAATATCGAGTCCTTTGGCAATAACACCCTTGGCGAATGCTCTCAATTCTTTAAGATTTCCGTTTACTAAACTATCAATAAACCAAAATAATCGAATACCTCTTTCGTAAAGATAAGATACTTCTTCTAAAGAATCTATCGCCATACGTTGTCTATATTTCCAAAAGTGTGTTTCTTCACAGAATGTGCATTTAGCTATGCAGCCTCTACTTAATTCTGTCGTTACACCGTTTGAAATTCTATATTCGTTAAAATTGATATCATCGTAATCAGGCATAGGAAACTTGTTTAGACTTAGCCGTTGTTCTTCTGGCTGAATGATGTGCTGCTGATCTACGTGATTAATATCGCGTTCAACTTCTTCTAATATTTTTAAAATAGCCTCTTCACCTTCTCCGCTTACTACATAATCATAATAAGGTTGTTTTACAAAATATCCTTTGTGAACATTAGGACCGCCGACTGCAATTCTAACATGTGGAATTCTTAATTTGACCTGTTGGATCATCCACTTAGTAGGCTCTTCATTCATTTGATAAATGCTGAAACCTAATAGGTCTGGCTCGTAATCTACAATTTGATCAAGAATTTCTAGTAGTATAGGTTCGAGGTGTTTGTGTATGTCAGCGTAATTATTATCACACCATCTCCAAATTGTAGTCGGATCCCACAGTTTATAATCTAGTTTATCTTTTATGTGTGTATCGTAATATCTAAATGCTTTGATATTTGCATCTATAACTTTACTCTGATAACCTGCTTGTTTAGCTACTGCACTTAGTCTACATAAATTAAAAGGAGGAAACTCCGCTGCCCACTGAGGCAACAATGCCAACATTAACTTTGATCGTCTTGTAGCATGATTAATTTTTACAAGGGTCGTATTTTTTTGTTCGACAGGTTTGGCATACTGCTCAATCGCTTTGAGAGTATTAAGATGTTTGTCGTCACCTAAATGATATGCCATTATAACTCTGTGATAAATGTTGTCTTAGAAAGAAGCATTTTATAATTATACTGGCAAATGTCTTGACATTGCAAGATAAAATTTGCCCTTTCGTGCTTGTTGAAGTTTGATAACCTTTCTATTTCATCCAAAATCATTAGCATACGTTTGCCATCATCTAATTCTGAATCATAATTTTCATTAATGATTGGAGAAAATGTTTTGTATCCCATTAGTTTTAAAATTTCTAAACTTCGAGGAACACTGACTAGAATAAACGGATGCTTCATGGCTACGGGTTTAAAAACTTTTTCGCTTAGAAATCTAAAAGAATTGTAATTGTATTTCGTGAAAAAGGTTGTTTCTGATACAACACTAAAATAGCTGTTTTCATAGTATTGATTTGTATCTATAGTAGACACTGCACGATTAATATGTAATTCATCAGTGTCTAAAAACATAGGTGGAAGCTCTTTAACATCTGAACAAGATTCTAATATGTTTAAAATTTGTTGATCGCCTCTAAAATAAGAAGTTAATTCGTTCCATCTATAATCCCAATTGTCTGTAGATTCGCATGGACCTAAACTTACATAACCCTTATCTAATAAATTTCTACCGTAAAGTAATGCTACTAAAAATGGTCGATGCAATCTCCATCGTCGATTAAAATTTAAAAATGCTTTATGATATTTCTTTATCTGCAACGTCTGTGGAGATTTATTATTTCTATCAACAGTGTAGACATTGTGCAATAAATCATTCTTTAAACTTTGTTCGAATACTGGATACCAAAAAATACGTAACATTGGTTGATTGTGTTTTTCTGCAACTAATTTGCAGTAAGTTTTAATATCGTATAAGTTGGTCAAGAGTATTATCTGTTCTGCAGGAATTCCTTTAAGAACAATGTTTTCATATATCGAATCTATCACAAGTTCAAATGGCTCTAGTGTATTTTCTAATACTAAAAATGCCTCTTTGTTTTTAATTTTTTCAATCGTATCTTTTTCTATTAGTTGAGTTATATCATAAATTCTAAAACTTTTTTCGCAAGAAAAAAAACAATACCAAAAATCGAAATCAAATTTAGTATTGTGTAACAATTCTGTTAGTCCGGCCGTATGCTCATTACTCCATGTTATCGAAGGATTGTTGATATCATAGGTATTAATACTAGGAATTTTAGAATTTAGTAATTTCATAATCTTAACAGTCTACCAGGATTCCATGTTGGTATTAGATCATCAATATGTGTTGCCTGTTGTATATAAGTCTGATGCTCTTTTATAAATTTATAAGTCTTTTTATTAAATTCTAATCCTGGAAAAATTTTCTTGAGATAATTTGCGTAGCCAACTGTGTCGGGATGATAATCTCTATTTTGTCCGGCACCGTGTCCTTTGATCGGATGCTTGGGCCATTCTCCGTTATATTCTACTGTAAGAATATCAGGACGGATAGATGATAACGTTTCCTTATAAAAATCTAACACAGTTTCTCCGTTATCAAATAATTGATTAGGACTCTGAATGTGGGGTGATAAAAATGGTGCCATATTAAGCATATGATAGTCAAGACCGATGTTATCTAAAAATCCCTTACACATTGTAATTAAACTTAAATCACGAATCACATAACCTTTAAAGTCACTAAACTGTTGAATAAATTTTTCGTCATAAGAATCTTGAGTATAAATGTTTCCAGGAGTTAGCCAGGTGCCTTTGATCCATCTGTCTTCTCGAGAAACAGAACTCCACATGATCATTACTAAATCAGTGTCATTAAATTTATGTCTAACATTAGCTTCTACAACTTGATTAGAAATAAACAAATTACCTGCGCCCGACTGTCCATAGTTATACGATTCTGGAATTTCTCTTGCTATTATGTCAGCCCATGTCGGCCAGTGGTAGCGTGTCAGACTACAACCGAAAGCAAAGAATCTTTTATAATTTTCAAGCTTCATGATTTTTTCCTAATAGATTTCCGACATGATAGCTTTCAGCGTAGTCATACGGATCGATGTTAGCTTTTGTCACATAAATCATTTTTTGATCAATTGATAAATTATTCCACTTATTTCTTAACTCGTGACAAGTTTCGGAAAAATTTTCTAAAGAATCAACTATGTTAGGTCTAGAAATTATAGCATCAAACCAATCTATTCTAAAAATATTAATGTTGTAAAGTTTAGCAAGTTTATAAAGGGTAATGTGATTGCCATCCTCACCTGCTGAAATTAATTGTCTTAGATTCATAATTGCATGAGGAGAAGGTTTACTCAAGAAACAATGATCTGATAATCCTGTGATTATTTCTTTAACTTTATCTTGGAACTGCCCAGTAGTTTCAGTAACTCCGAATGAATTTTCATTAGGTGTTGTTGGTGTTTTTAATAATTTTAAAAATACATCAAAGCGTGTTTCAATTATAAATTCATACTCTACGTTATTTGCTAATTGTTCTTGAATTCTAAGTTTGGATAACCGTGTAGACATAGAAGCAGGACCAGTCCACGGATTGTAATGATCAGCCCTCTTAAAAATTTCTATGCCTTTTAAATTTCTATTTTTAAAATCTTTCCCGAGTCTAGATAAAGTTTTTGGAGAATATTCCCATGTAGCTAGATAAAAATCAACGTCCCAAGGAAGACTATCAAAAAAATTAAAATTCATTTCTTTAATGTAATCCCATGTTCTTAGGTGGCCGCGAATATATACAGCTATTTTTTTAGACATGGAATAATTCCTTTATTTCAGGAAAGGTTTCTATAAAATTTCTATTTCTTATGCTATCATAATATTTTGTTTTTTCAATAAATTCTTTGTGTAAATTTTCATCGTAAGAGCTAGCATCCAAAAATTTTATTATATCTTGTATTTTTTGATCTATATTTTTAGATACAGATACAGATTGTAATCTGTTTTTTATTCTTATTTTGAATTCATCTGGCAAAACATTAACACTATAAAACGAAGGATTTAATAAATTATAAAAATTAGGATAAAACGTGTGTTTGTTAAAAATATCATTCTTAATAAGATAACTGTAAAAATCTGCGGTAGTTGAAATATTAAAAACTGATATTACAGAGTTAATCTGTAGATTTACGTGAGGTGTATGCTGTTGAATGCTTTTTATATTGTGTTCTATAATATTCCAATTAGTTCCTTCTCGAATATATTCTGCCCTTTCTCCCCAACTGTCTAAACTAGCATCTATGTTAACATTACGAAAATGTTTCCATAATTCTAAAACAGATTTACCTTTATAAGATAAAGAACTAAGATTGGTGTTATATCTTAATTTTACATCAGTCTTACCTATACTAATTAGATATTCTAAAATATCATAGTGCTTGTCTGTGAGTAAAGGCTCGCCTCCAGCAAAATAAAATTCTTCAATATCTTTTAAGTAAGGCAAAAATTGTTCATAGAGATTATCGTTATTATCACCGCCGGCAAAAATATAAACGTTTGATCTTTTTTCTTCAGTAGCCCAACTAGAACTGTAAGTTCCGCTGCACGATCTACATTTAAAATTACATATATTACTCCAACGGACATCGAAGTAACGTAAATTCATCGAAGGCAAAAATCCGTCAGATTCTGTTTCTTTTATTATATCAAAATGCTTGTTGTATTGCTTATTGACACTGATCCTAAAACTGTTAAGGCCAACGTCCTCGCTACGATAACAGGCTGTGCATTGATCGCATCGTTTGCCTGTTAGCATATTTTTTCTCATTTCTTTATATTGATCGCTGTTCCAGATTTGAGAAATGGTATTTGTTTTTGTGTTGCCGAGATGTAGATGATGGTTACCTATACAGCAAGGCAAAACACTGCCGTCAGGGTTCACATATATGTGTATCCAAGGAAGTATACAAAAGGTATTAGACGGTGCTACATTCATAATAAAAGTCTTTTAATTCTGGAAAAGTTTTTATAAAATCTGTTCCTCTACGTCGATCATATTCAGTGAACCATTGATAAAAATCTCTGCGCCCTTCTTGTATTTTTTCATGGTCGTAATTTGTGTTTTGCATATAATCAACCACACGTCTAAATTTTTCATATTCTAAATCACTAAATTTAGTTCTATCATAGTCATCCATTCTGTCTTTTATAAATTGTAAATGACTATACATATAAGGCATGAACTGTTCTTTAGGCAAAATATTCATGTCATATTGTAAAGGTTCTTTTAGAAACGGAGTATCAAATCTTACACGCTGCCATTTATTTTGATTGCTTCCATTATATTTTGATCTCCACTCTAATATTTTTTCTAGCAGACTTTGAAAATTAGTTACTGTTAAAATATTAAAAGTGATCATAAATGTTATAGGCAAATTTGTTCTAGTTAGATAAGTGTCTAAATTCTTTTCCCAAGCATTAATATCTAATCCAGTTCTAATATATTCAGCTTGTTCATTCCATGTATCCATGCTGGTAAAAATTTTAAAATCTCTTATTTTCTTACCATTAACTAAATTGTTGACTTTTTCTACAAGACGATCTATTAATACAGGCTTGGCTCCAAAGTTTGTATTAATATTCAGTTCGAGATTAGGTAACGGATTCTTTTCTAGATCTTCTAACAATCTCCATGTGCTTTGTTGTAATAAAGGCTCGCCTCCTGTGATACGAAGGATCGTTAACGTTTTACGAACTTCGGGCCACCAGCGCCACCATGCTTCAACATAAGGGTTTTCTTCTTCCTCGTAAATCCTAAACCAATCAATATCGTTGCGATGATTTTTAACCATGTCATAAGGACCATGATCTTTTATTTCTTTATAATAACTACTAGAATGTTTAGGATGACAATATCCGCATTTAAAATTACACTCGTTACCAAATGATATTTCGATGTATTGTGGATTTATGTTTTGATCCCAGTCACCTTCTTTAATCTGCTGAAATCGCTCTGGTGTATAAATTGTCGAATTACGTTCTTTTCTATCACTGATATAATCTTCACCCAACGCTTCAATGTTCCAACAGTAATTACAGCCACTAGGTTTTCCACCATTAAGCATTTCAAGGCGTTCGTGTTTTTTTTGATTGGTATTATGTAAAGCACTAGGATCAATAATAATTTCATCCAACGAAATTTTATGTGGAGCTGGATGATAGCAACTATGAGTTTCTCCAGTTTGCAAATAGATAGTCGTATGGTGCCACTTAGCTAAACAAAATGTTGGGCTAATCTCGTTCATTATAGGAATAAATTTTTTAATCCTTACTATATCGTCCATCAAATTGTTCCTTTAACCAATCATAATCATTGATTTTTTTCAGTGTTTCAAGATCAGTGCGATTAGCAGATCCAAAGGCGCGGCCGGCTTGAGCACCAGCGAGAGCATATTCATCTGTAGATTTTTCGCACCATATATCTAACCGCTCTTGTGTTTCTTTATCATCTTGTCGATCAATAACACGACTTGCTAATTTACTACATTCTCTAAAAGCACTTCGCCATGTAGTAAAAGGGTCAGTATTAAATCTTGTAATATTTGATATTGACTGCATGGGTTTAAATTGTTTACTAATGCTAGTAGTCATATCGGGCTTAGACAGGTCCATGTTTTTAGTCATGTCAGTGGGTAGTAATTTTACGCCGCCATTGCCATATTCTAATCCGTTAACTGGGTTACGACTCTTCCATACATGAACAGTAGACTTGGCATTGAAATCATAAAAAGGTATCTGATAATCAAAATCAAAAGTGTCAACTAGTTCAGCATCAGCGTCGACTACCCAGAACATCTCTGTTCCTACCATATTTGCTGCGGCTATGTGCGCTTGGTGTATGCCTTTTACTCCGTTTACTCTATAACAGCGATAACCGTCTGCCTTGGCTAAAAGATTATGCCAATTGTTATCTGCAAACGATTCGTTATAAGATATAAAGACTATATCAAAAGTTTTAGGACGGCTAGCTAAAATATCTATTTCTTTTTTCTTTGTAAAGAAACGATAGTCCCATTCCCGTTGTAAAATTTTGTGGCTTTTATGAAAAATACAAACTCCGTCATAATGGTCGTTATTTTTAAAAACGTGTATGTATTCTTCATCCCATTTAGGAATCACATATTCAAACTTCCATTCATCTCTCAGTTCTATATGATCCCACACTACCCAAAAATGTTTAGTAAAGGCTCGTGATCTTACATCTTCAAATGTTTTGGCGTGTTCTATTTTTTGTGCCCGAGGATATTTTTCCTTGATATCTTCCCAAGTTTTTTCTTCTATTCGAGTTCGACTAACAAAAAATATATCATACATTTTCAGGCATCACATAATAAGTTAACCCAAGATTAATAGTTTCGTCATATAAATCTAATGTGTATTTGCTCTGTGCTGCGTCTAGCCAGGGCCAATCTAATCCTAGATTAACTTTTAACTTATCTCCCAATGATTGTATTTCATCTATTAGGCCGTGAGCATTTACTTCTTCATATGGACGACCGTATTGATTCCATATTCCTCTTAGGATTTCAAAATCTCTAACTTCAACATAATTCCAGTCTGTGCAATTTGCCAACCAAGTTCCTAGTCTAGCACCGTATACTGCATAGATACCATTTTCTTCATGAGCTCCTACTGTTGACCACATCCGTAATCTATGGATATTATGCCACCAGATACGTTCTTTAATTTCTTGTGGAGGAACTTTTACTCCGTCCAGCAGTGTCATTTTAACACCTTCACGGAATCCTGCTCGCCATGCCTGGAAGGGACTACCTGTAATAATGCTTTCGCTATAAACTCTAGGAAAATTACGATATCCATCTTCCCAACAAAAATCTACCTGTGCTCTATCACTGTCTGAATTTTCATGCGTTTTCATACCGAGGACAAAATCTTTCTTCCAGATTTTCAATCCACCGTTACCGTAACGAAGACCATTGATTTTGTTACGACCGCACCATCCATAGACCTGTATCTTAGGATCAGACATATCTAGATCTAAATCGAAAAATTTTGGATCTACTATATTGTCTGCGTCAACAGTAATGAACCAATCAGTTTCTGATAATTCTGCTGCGGCTTTATGTGCATGATCGCTGCCTTTGACTCCGTGAACACGTTTAGCCCAGGGAACTTTATTACACAGATCTGCGTAATGTAGATCTGCATTGGGTTCATCGTAACTTAAAAATACAACGTCAAATTCAACTGTTTTCATTTAATCTCGAATACATAATTTTTAAAAATTCTTCGTGTATAGACGCTAAATTTTTCTGGAACATCTATTTTTAAAGAGATAGATTTTTCCACTATATCATTTATTTTAAACGAAATCATCTCAAAAAGCAAGTTGGGATCATTGTAATCGGTAATCATAAAACTCATTTCGGTTTCACCATTCCAATTTATTCTTCTTTGTTTTATAGGATGAAATTTCTTTGGTAACTTTTTAGTTCCTTTAAATTCTTCGCTTAGTTCAAACTTGATAGTTTTCTTTTTAGAATTATATGAAATGTATACATCTGGCTTTTCAATTTTAGACCATTTCTTTTCGGTTATTCGATGCAGAACATTATCAATTTTAAAAATACTTTTTGTTTCGGTGATGTCTAATTCGTTATTAACTAAGTCGACAAAACAAGAATGTATTTTAATTTTTCCGTCCATGATTAGTTCGGCGGTTTCTTGATCTAAATCTATTACATTTTCTTTAGATCCAAAATAATGATCAGGTCCGACCGCTAATACCGCACCCGAATCTATATCATATTCTGCTTTATATTTCAGAGGAGGAAAATTTAATATTAGTTCTTCCATACAATTTCCTCTAAAATATTAATCATTTCGTCATCAATTTTATCTTTCTCAACATAGTGAACAATATCATGTTGCTCATAGTTTCCTATTTTTATTTTTCCTTTTCGGTTCAAATAAAATCCCACATGATCACTGCATAAGTTTGCAGGCCATGGCCAATTTTGCACCATTGGTTTCATATGAACGATTCTAGGAAATTCAAGGTCGTAGGCTATTTGATCAGATATGTCTAATATCTTTGCTGCTAAGGCAAACGCTTCGTCTGTGCCAACTACCTTTGGTTTCAAATCTGTTAAGAAATTATTAGAAAATTCTGTAGGATTTTTTATAATATGTCTACCTAGTTCAAAAAAATCTTTGGCTAATTCGCTGTCTTTTTTAAAGAACGTATAAAAACTATACAAATTAGGCAATTGATTTTTAGTAAATGCTCGTCTATAAAAATCGTCTATTACTAATTCACCTCTATAGGTATAGCTTTTATTGGCTACATACAATTCACAGTTGTCTATAAAATAATCAATCCAATGACTGTAGTCTCTGGTAAACAACATGTCTACGTCAAGACAAACTGTGTTTTCAAACGGGGTAAGTTTGTCCATCCAAGATCTTCCGTCCCAGAAAGTTTCTTGATTCCATTCTATAACATGGTTGAACACCCAAGAGCTTTTTAAATTTTTTAATTTTTTTCTATCGTCAATAACTAACGCTACCTGATCGTAGCCCGGACGTTGTGTATTTTTTATACTCAATGCCAAAGCATAAGCTAACTTAAGATAGTCTATTTCAGGATGTTCAGAAACTACTAATAGATATCCAAACTTCATATTAACTCCAATAATGTATCTGCATGTCTTATAATGCTTTGTTTATTCATTACATGGACATCCATGTCTTTTATTGATGCTACACAAAATTTATCACTGAGCTTAGGAGAAGCCAAGAATACTAATTTTCCATTTCTATCAACAGAATGTAAAATATCTTTGTCTAAGGTAGTTAGTATCGGTGGCAAGTCTGAAAACTTGTCTGTTTCAAAACCTCCAAGTATATGTTTGGCTACACTAAAAGCAATATCGTTCCTAAATTGTGCTGTAGAGAATCTAAAAAGATCTCCGTAAAATTGATATTTTTCTTTTACTAATTCTACAGTTTCAAAAAATAATTTCGAATAATGGTTTTTAGTAAACATAACAGTAGTGGCCCAATTCATATGTATACCGGTATCCGAAATATATCGATCATGGTAACCTAATCTAGAATCGTCTACTATATCGAAAGCAGAATTTCCAATCAAAATATCAAAATCTAAATCCCAATAATGATTTAACCTATCAGAAAATATTAAAAAATCGCTGTCTATAACTAATGTTTTATCGTAAGGAGTCAAGTCCCATGCAGAACATCTATTAGAATTAACAAACGGAACAATCTTATTGTTTAGCCCATCATATAATTTTCTCTTGTTATCAGTTTCCGGTTTGTCAATTGATATAATTTGATCAAAGATCTTTGCGGCTAATTCAAATTTTTTAGAAGTTATTAACCAATCAACTGTTGTAGGATCAGTTACTAGTGTTGCTGATATACCTAAGTGCTTTTTAGCAAGTCCGCCAGAGATGATTGACATTAACGCATAGTCAACGTCTCGATTATTATGAGCAAATATTAAAACACCCTTTTTCATAGATCGACTAATTTTTCAACTGATCTACTTTTTTTAATTTTTTGATATTCTTCGTAGTATTCTTGAGTAGCTGAAAAATATCTATCCATGATCTCATCTCTAAAAGATTCTAAATTTTCTATGAGGATTGGATTTTCATTGCTGTCGATTATTGGAACACCTGATGTTCTTCCTTGATCTATCAGCATATTAACAAAAGAAATTAACGTTCTATCAATTTTAAACAGGCCTCCGGCATGGCCGTAGGTTAATCTAGAATCAATTTTTTCTTTAAGGGTTCTTCTTTGGATTGATAGTGTTTGCCTGTAATTGGCAAAATCTAGAGCTTGTTTGAGATGCTCTTGCATAATTTCTCCTAGTTATCTGCGCAGTTTATTTATTTTGCTAGATAACTGAAGAAAAAAATATTAAGCTATTATTGCACCTAGTGTTAGAGAGGGAGATTCTACTGTGAAATTTCCAGCAGTGATCGGTTGCATAACTCCGAATGCTTCTAGAGTTTCAACTGCAATTTGGAATGTTCCGTCGACTGAGTCAGGGCCGCCACCTAGTCCAACGTGTCCGTCGACAAACTCGATTAAAAATTCTATTGTGTTAGCAGTTCCTGTAGAATTATTTGCTACAAACGGAGTTCTTGCATAGATTTTATAAGTGTTTGATCCGTATGGTGATGAAGCTGATGCAGAATACCAAAGATTAAATGTATTAGTGCATCTATAAAAGTTTTGTCCGTCGCCGGGTGAGGTTCCTGATCCTGGAGTATTTCCTCCCCAAGATTGCTGTCCAACCGAAGCCAAAAGATTTCTCCAAGATAAATTTTGGTTAGTTGCTGATCCTGCAGATTGAGCCGATGTAAAACTAATAGTTCCGCCCGAATTAAAGAAATGCCTTGCTTTTTCTGCAGAACTAAAACTTGCGGTGATAGTGCAATTAGCCAATGATGTCCATGCTGATCCGTAAAGTCCTGGCCACGTAGTAGAAGTCGTTCCTTTATTAACTGTAATTCGTTGGCTAGAGTGAGGTGTCGAAAGCCTATTAGCTATTAAGGTATTTGCAAAAGTGTCAAACTGGCTTACTGGTGCTGTAGTTGGATCATATCGAATAGTATCACCTTCCACTACAGAAACTAGAGCAGGGG